TTATTAGAGATGCCAAAGTTTTGCTTACCAAAAGAAGGACTTGATGCGTAAATACGTGTGCCATCAAACGCAGAAGCGCCATCAACAAACTCTATAGCTGAAGTAGAGCTTGTGGCGACGGGCATAATAAGCGTGTTTGCAGAGCCGTTACCAGTGACTTCAAGAGCAGTGCCCGTTGCGTTGTCATCAATACCGGTAGAGCGGAAGTTGGAGATGATTCCACCGTCAACTTTATCGCCCGAAATCTGATTATCTGCGAGTGTTAACGTGCCGCTGGATACGTCAAGCGTCTTACCACTCCCAACAGTGACGTCGGCGCCGTCAATAGTGCCGCCGTTAATGTCGGCTGTAGTCGCCGTAACACTGGCAAAGCTCGCCGAATCGCCGGACTCATACTTATCTGTGTTTAGATTGGTAAAATTAGCGTCAACTTCATTATGAGTAAGTGGCGCACCTTTCCCTGATCGAGTAGTAATTGTGCTCATTAGCCTAAACTCACTTTCAGATTGCCAGCAGAAATACGCAAGATATCGCCAGTGGTAACATCCTTCGGCAGTGGTGTTACAAAGTCAGAGGGATCAGTTAGCTCAGCCCACGTAAGCATGTTCCCACCAGTCAAGGCATCAAATACACCAGCGTAAGAAACTGTCCCCCAGTTGCCCGTAGCCTCTGGAAATTCTATAGCAGCGTCATTTGTGGCCTCTGTGGGAGAGGTTCCGCTAACAGTGAACGTAGCAGACTGCCTAGCATACGCATTGCCGGAAACTTCAGTGCCAGGGCCAGAGTCGCTAGCAGCGCTCGTAAAAACACCAACATACAAAGTAGATGGCGGAGTGTACGAAGTCCCGCCAAAAACATGATTAAGTACCTTATCTTCAAGATAGTCTGAAAAGCTCATCCCAGCCCCCTAACCTTAAGTGTCAGCCCAGTGCCCGAATAGGATGCACTGTTACCGCTTTCATTCACACGAGCCAATGCCGAGCTATATAGTTGCGCCCACGTTGTAGCTCGCTCATCATCCTTAATATACGGTGCCGCATGGAGTAGCGAGCCGTACAAGTAAACATCTGGATGGCTCAGAAGTAACCAGTTATTAGCGTTACTCGAACTCAATGATGGGATCTTCTGGTAATACAAAAGCTCCACCTCATAAACGCCGTCAGGTGCCGGATAAACCTCAAAGCCATCCTCAGCATGACGGTAATATGCCGGCTCTCCAGTAGCGTCCTCAGCACCCTGCCGCTTGTCAGCCATTGACGCAGCCGACAGCAACTGCAAATTCTTAGTTCCACCAGATGTAATGTGAAGCCGGATAGTCTCAACCCAGTCAGTCGGTCTCTGAATATACTGACCATCCAGCTCAGACGTGGCCCTATTCTCCATCTCAAAGTGGCGAATATCTCGACTCATCTGAGCCTCTGCCATCTCAATAAATTGAGGTATTATATCATCCAAATCAGGACGATCTAACCAATCGGCTATAGCAAGCTGCAATCCTGCGTATGTGTCAAAGGATGTGCCTGTATTTGGACGCCTAACCTCCAAAAGCGCAGACTCATATTTACTTTGCCAGACCGGCACTCTCTGGTCATCACCAAGGTACGGTGCCGCCTCCGATAAAGCTCCATGCAAATAAACGTCAGGATGGTTAGTTAGCATCCAGTTCGTTGTGTTGCTAGCTGTTAACGTTGTTACATCCTTAAAACGCCGTTGCAGCCTCGCCTCGGCAAGACGTATGAACTCTGGCACAGTTTCGTCTAGGTCAGGGCGATTCAACCAATCTGAAACAGCAAACTTTAAGCCATCATAGTTAGATAGATTAGAGTCCGCGTCTGGTCTGCGAACTTCGGCAAACGCTGCGTCATATTTAGCCTGCCAAAGCACTGCTCTTTCATCTTGGCCTAAGTATGGAGCAGACTCGGAAAGAGCGCCAAATAAATACACGTCAGGGTGATTGGTCAGCACCCAGTTAGTAGTGTTGCTGTCTGATAGCGAGTCAATATCCCGCACACGGCGCTTAATCCTAGCCTCTGCAAGCTGGATAAACTCTGGGATAATTTCGTCAATATCAGGACGATCTAACCAATCTGCTATTGCAAACTTCAGACCATCATAAGTATCAAGTGCTGTGCTTGTATTGGGACGACGAACCTCGGCAAATGCAGCAGCATACTTGGATTGCCATAAAGGCACCCGCTCATCATCGCCAATGTATGGAGCCGCCTCTACTAGAGAGCCGAATAAGTACACGTCAGGATGATTAGTTAGCACCCAGTTGGTCGTGTTAAATACATCCAAAGGCGTAATGTCTCTTACTCGACGCCTTATCCTAGCCTCAGCCAAGTCAATAAAGTCATCAATAGCGTCATCCAAGTCATAACGCTGAAGCCAATCCGCAATGCTCAACTTAAGACCAGCGTAGTCATCGAAGTCAGCACTGAAGTTTGGCTTGCGAGTCCGGGCTAGCTCCGCATCAAATAGCGTCCGCCATGTGGCAATCCGATCATCATTCTTTAGATACGGCTCTGCCTCAATAAGAGCGCCGTAGAGATACAGGTCTGGATGGTTCTCTAGTATCCAGTTGAGTGGACTTGCATTTGATAGCGGATCAACACCACTAAATCGTCGGAAGAGCTTAGCCTCCGCTAGCTTGATTAGCTGCGGAATAATTTGATCTAAGTCAGCCCTGCCCAACCAATCAGAGATAGCAACACGAAGCCCAGAATAGTCACTGAGGTCGGACTCCTCAAATGAGCCTCTTAACGTAGCAATCGCAGCAGAATACAACTGCGCCCAAATATTAACCCGCTCATCATCAATTAGATATGGAGACGCCTCAAGCAGCGCACCGTAGAGATATACGTCAGGGTAGCCGGTTAGTATCCAGTTGCTCGTGTTTGAGTCAGATAACGGTGTGTAGTCCTTATAGCGGCGCTTTAGCTTCGCCTCAGTCAGATCAATAAACGTTGGGATGACAGAGGTTAAATCATCCCTGTTTAACCAATCCGCTACCGCAGTTTTTAACTCGCTGTATGTGCTGATAGCCATACATTACCCTCTTTTCTTGGGTTTCTTGGCCGTCTTAGCCGCCTTCTTGAAGGCTTTGGCGGTAGGCGCACCCTTTGAGCCAGGCTTTCTCATCTTCTCGCCAGACCCAGCCTTAATACGCTTACGTTTAGCATGGATGTTGGCGTACAGCCCTTTACTTGCCATAGCGCTTCTTGCCTTTCTTCGGCCCCATGCACTTACCAGCCTTCTTGCACTTACCGGGTGTTGGACAGTTCATTTGCTTCTCCTGGATTTAGAGCCGGAACACTTCCAGCGTTTGCGTGATAACCGTAATGGTGAATTAGGATCTTTGGCCGCTTTCGGGTGTGACTTCATCTGTCCCGCAGATCGAGCACAGTAAGCGTCACCCTTAGACGTACCTGGCTTAACACTCGCACCCTTCTGCCCATAGCTTACCTTCTTACCGCTGGCCGTCTTCTTGACCCTTGCCTTGCCCTTTGCTGGCTTCATAGCGGACTTCCCAGTATGCCCAAAGAATACGCAGCAGTTGCCGCCTCGGGTGATCCCGTCTGCTCAAAGATATAATCACCAAACTGACGTGCAGACTCATCAACACCCTGAGTAACTACGTCAGCGCCTTGGCTTATTGCATCATCAAAACTCTCACCAGACAATAGGCCGTAACCTACCCGTGAAAGCCCTTGTACGCCCCTCTGAGGCACCTCTAGGCCAGTGAGTATCCTATCCAGCACACCCATCGCCCGCTCACCTAATGGACGCTTATAAGGTGTCAGTGTCTCCCCAATCACGCCAGCCTCTTCGAGTGATGCTTTTACTTCGGGGGCTAGTGCAGTGGCTAGAAGACCACCAGCCGCTGTGCCTGCAAGCAATCGAGGATCAGCAGAGCCGCGCTCAGCAATGTTTATTAGTTTGTCGTCAAATATAACGTAGTTACTGGTTCCATCACCTGCGCCACGGCTGTTGCCATCTAAATAGCGTATACCCTTAACACCTGCTTCATTAAGCCTTGCAGAAATATCCTCTGGCCTCTGGATAGTGCCGTCAACATCTCCAAAATAATCAAGCCAATCTCCGCCAGTCCTGCGAGCAATAATATCTTCAACGGGGCTAGTGTAAATGTTAGCCCGTTCTGACATTATTCTTCTCTGTTGGTCAACAACAGGCTGTAGAGCACTCCGCACCGCCTCACTCTGTTCACTTAGCGGCTTGTCCCAATCAAGCATCTCATCAGGGGTAACGTCTATCTCGGCGCGGTAGATAGAGCCTTTTGACTTTTCCTTATAGGCGGCCACAATATCTGTCAAAGTATCTTTTTCTATATCTCTAGCTGGCCTATTTGCAAACTGAATGAGCTGGGCAATATTCTCCGGTGATGCTTCTGGGTTACCTCGTACTTGCCTAAATATTTCAGCGCGTGTCGATGGAATTAATTCTATGCCTCTTTTTGATGTTTCCTCGTCCATATCAAACGCACGATAACTAAGAACATCCCGATACCCACGTGCCACATCTTCACTGTCAGCAAAGTACAGACCATGCCCATACGCTTGAGCACCCTCGCCAGTGCCAATCTTCGATATATCAAAGCGATCAAACTTGTGAGGCGAGCCGTGAAAGCCTTCTAGTAT